GCAGGTAAGGCGGTTGGCAGTGATGGTTTCGAGTGTACGCCTGTAGCTGACCTGTATGAGCTTCTGACCAAGTGCGGGGAATGTTACGACTACACAACTTCCGCAAAAGTCGCCGCTGACTGGATTAAAGAAGGTTATTCAGCGCGGGAATACGTGAAGCTTGACCGCCTGCAGGAAGCTCTCATTTTTGCGGCACCTGAGCCATGCAAATAACCCGCGACGACATCCAGGTAATCTCTGCCTACATCGGCACTCCTCGCTACATCGACATCGAAACACTCACCAAACGATATCTCTTTACCAGCCAGCTGATAATGCTTCAGGCAATCAGTAAGGCTAGGTATTGAGCGGAGCAATCCCATGAAAACGATACGAGCCAAAATTCTCGCCATCATGAATGCCGGGATGGTTTTAACCACGAACGAAATATCCAGACGAACAGGGAACACACTAGAAGCAGTTCGCGTCGTACTTAACCGCATGCAGAAAGACGGCGAGCTGACCGGAACCAGCCAGAAGCCCCGGCGCTGGCGTCTGGTCGATTCCGTTAATCACAGAGCCGAGCTTATCCGCTGCGTGAAAGAGTTCGGCGCGCTCACTGCGATTCAGGCCAGCGAAATTACCGGCCTTTCTCAGGTGTATTGCATCAACACCATGCGGGTGCTGGAGATGAACGGCGAGCTGACACGTAAGTACATCCACACCGAGCTATCAGATGGCCGCAAGACACGCTGCTACGAGTATTACCCGGCACCTGAACGCAAGCCAATTAACCAGGCTGCGCCGATAAGCCCGTTTGCAAAACTCATCACCTCACGAATCGGAGCCTGATATGAGCGTCCTGATGACTGGATTTACCGGCGCTATGTTTCTTATTGGCGCTATCGCAATGCGGGATGGACTGATGTTCACCAACGCCTGCGTATTCATTTGCTGTTCGTTGTTGCTGGCTAAAGAGGAGAAGCGCCGTGGATAAGAGCAGAGAGCAGTTTTTAGAATGGTTCGCCAGGGAATGTGAAGAGGTTAATAACAGCGACGAGCTGAGCGCACAGGTCATCAAAATGATCGCCTGGTCATCGTGGAAGTCATCCCGCGCAGCGGTGGAGATTGAGTTGCCGCCAACAACAGAAGTCCACCCGCTTGGCCCGAGTGCGGCGAAAGTGTTTTGTGAACTGCATAAAAACACAGTCGCAGAGTGTGCTAAAGCCATCCGCGCCTCCGGTCTCAAGGTTAAGGGGGAGTGATGAGGTTGCCCTATGCAAATCGAGATGATCAAGACCGCAGGGGGAGTGTTCGCTCCAGCGTTTGAGCATGACTTACCCCGCCTGACCAAATTCAAAAACGGCGAAATGTACACAGCCGAATTCAAGTTAACCCGCAACCCCGCCTTTCACCGCAAGATGTTCGCCTTCTTCAACTTCTGCTTTCAGCATTGGGCTGCTGAACAGGCAGGATTAGAGAGCGCTGACGAAACCACGCAGTTTAACCGGTTCCGTAAAGACCTGACCATACTGGCCGGTTTCTATGACATGGTTACGAACATTCGCGGTGAAGTAAGGGCGGAGGCCAAAAGCCTGGCGTACGGGAGCATGGAGGCCGATGAATTCGAGCGTTGCTACAGCGCCATGATTAACGCGGCGATCAAGCATGTTTTTGGCAAAACAAAAGACCAGAACGTGCTGAATCAGCTGTACGCCTTTTTCTGAGGTAAATATGACTGACAAATCAAATACGCCTGTTGAAATAAAAGACCTCTGGCAAACACCGCCGGAAATCTACCGGGCATTGCGCAGTGAGTTTCCGTTTTTCCTCGATGCGGCAGCTAGTCAGAGTAATGCGCTTTGCACCAAGTTTATTGATGAAAGGGAAAACACGCTCGAAGCGAATTGGATCTCGAAAATGCCGATTGGAGTTGGGCGGGCTTACGCTTGGCTGAACCCACCATACAGCGCGCCCATGCCTTTCATTAAGAAAGCAGCACAGGAGAATGCAGATCACAGTGTTGGCTGCGTGATGCTTCTGCCTGCTGATACCTCTGTCCAGTGGTTCAAAGAGGCTATCAAGACAGCGCATGAGGTCAGGTTCATTACTGGCGGGCGGCTCTCATTTCTGAACGCAAGCACGGGCAAGCCGGTAAACGGCAACAACAAAGGCTCAATGCTCATCATCTGGCACCCATGGCCGCGTGCTGGCGAATGCCGAATGACGACCGTTGAACGTGATGAGCTAATGGCGTATGGCAGAAAACGCCTGGAGGCGCTGAAATGCGAAAACGAAAAAGCAGCCTAGTCGCTGTAATGGAAAACTGCATATTCATCGTTCGACCCCGCCGCAAGAAGAAACCTGAATTACCTCCCTCTCAAATCCCAACGTACGCGTATACCGCCCACCTTGCTGATGTCCGGTGGCTGCGTCAACGCGCCAGGAGGAAGCATGCTTAACCCCATCCAAACCCAAGCATACGAGCAGCAGAGCATAGCCAGAGCTCTCTGCGCAGGGTGCAGCAAGCAGCTTGAGCCGGATGAAACCTACGCATGCGGCGAGTGCATCAACGAATGGCTGGTATATCGAGACCCGAACTCACAAATGGCAGGAGATAGTGATGATTAAAGGCATTTTGCTATGCATCGCGCTTTATGTCGCGTATCGACTCGGCTGGAATTCGGCTCACAGCATGGTGGCGATGGAATGCCAGAAAAATGGCGGCTTCTTCGTGGGCAAAAAGACATTCAAATGCATTGAGGTGCAGGATGGAAAAGAAAACAAGACGGCGCTGTAAAAACGAAGAATGTAGAGAGTGGTTCCACCCGGCATTCGCTAACCAGTGGTGGTGTGGACCAGAATGTGGCGCAAAGATAGCGCTGGAGCGACGAAGCAGGGAGCGCGACAAAGCACTCAAAGCAGCAGAGAAGAAACGACGAAGAGAAGAACAGCAGCAGAAAGACAGACTCAAGATTCGAAAGCTCGCCTTAAAGCCCCGCAGTTACTGGATTAAACAAACCCAACAAGCCGTAAACGCATTCATCAGAGAAAGAGACCGCGACCTGCCATGCATCTCGTGCGGAACTTTCACGTCCGCTCAGTGGGATGCGGGGCATTACCGTAGTACCGCTGCGGCCCCTCAGCTTCGCTTTGATGAACGCAATATCCATAAGCAATGCGTCGTATGCAATCAGCACAAGAGCGGCAACCTCGTGCCGTACCGCGCAGAGCTTATCCGGCGCATTGGGCTGGCAGCAGTCGAGAACATCGAATCGAACCACAGCCGCCACCGCTGGACCATCGAAGAGTGCAAGGCGATTAAGGCGGAGTATCAGCAGAAGCTAAAAGACCTGCGCAATTCGCGCGAGGAGGCAGCATGACAAGCGTGTTGTTCCTATCGATATATCTCCTAGCTGTGTTCTGTTTCCTGGCAAGGGAGTGGGTAAAGCACAAGAGAATTCAAAAAAGTGTCGGCATAAAAATTCGCGCCATTCGATACGCCGAAAAATACCGAATGCTTAAGCGATTAACGAGAGGTTAGCAGCATGAGCGAAGTAAGCAGAGAGGTCTGCGAGGAATATCTCGATGCGTTGGTCACGGTGGAGTTGGCCGCAAAGCTCGCGCAGAAGGACGGACGCAAGGTTAACGGCGCTATTCGGGCAACGGTGAGCGCATTGCTGCCACGGCTTAGCGACCGGAAAGTGCGCGGCATATTCACTGGTCTCGCGCGCCAGCCATTTCCTGACGGCGCACTCAAGATGCTGCGCAGGCAGCTCGATTCAATGGTAGGGGAGCCAGTATGAGCCAGGTAACTAACATCGCTCTTGCATATCAACGGCAGAAGGACCGCGAGATGCTCGAAGATATCGACAATGCGCTGAAGACCAACGATGAGACGCGTAAGCGACTGGAATCAATGCGACGGGAGGTTATCAATCGCCTCGGACTCAATAAGCCTGATGGGGGGAACGCAGCATGAAACTTACAAAAAAGCAGCGCGATGAGCTGCGAATGAAATTTGATGGACGCTGCGCTTACTGCGGCTGTGAATTGCCGGAGAAGGGCTGGCACGCTGACCATGTGGAACCTGTTCACCGAAAACTTGAGATTGATGAAGAGGCTCGGAGTAAGGGCGTATGGAGGCTTAAACAAACTGGCGAGTTTTATCTGCCCCACAATGACAAGCTAGAGAATCTGTTCCCAGCGTGCGCGCCTTGCAATCTATTTAAATCAGTTTTTGACATTGAAGAGTTTCGCCGACAGGTCGCTTTTCAGGCTGGACGAGCGCTTAAAACCTCAGTCAACTTTCGCACCGCCGAGCGTTTCGGTCTTGTGCAGGTAATCGATAAGCCAGTGGTGTTCTGGTTTGAGATTTTTTTAGCTCGGGAGGATGCAGCATGATGCTCACACCAGTATTCGGCATGGTTAACTTCATCGACGATGCGCACTTCCGCCGCGTATGGAAGCATCCGAAGAAAACCATCAACTCCCGACAGAAAGCATGGGTGCATTACATGCTTCAGGTGTGGGGAAAGGTTAATGCAGGTGACGATTCGCCCGCCGGGGCTATCAACGTTATCGGGCGTCTAATGATTCGCAGCCAGTGGAGCGATGATAAGGCTAAGCAGATAGAAAGCGTTGTCATGCGGCTATACGAGGAAGAAGGCTTGCGGGGCGATGCTCTGTATCAGAAAGCTCGCGAGCTGGTCATCCCGCAATCTTCATTCAGCAACATCATCGCTCTCGCCAAAGAATCTGATGATGCTGCGTTTGTTGAGCGCGTAATGGTTAAAACCTTTCACCGTGAAAGTCCCGTCCGCGATGTAGCTATTAAGCGATATTGCAACCGCAATTGCACGCAAGATATCGCCCGGCTGATGAGCCATGCAACGGGGATGGATGTGCAGTCATGTCGGCGTCGTGTTGTCTGGTGCGAGAATGTGCTCGACTCGGAAATATTTTTCGCAATGAGGCGTGAAATTGAGAATGAATTTCCTAATTTGGCGGCTTAAGTAATAAATATTTTCCGAAAGGATTGCAATCGCGAAATCGAAGTAGTACATTTTGTGTATGCTCGGAGCAGTAGCGAACTGAGCAGCCCAAATTGAAGTCCAGGCCACCCGGCCGCAGACAATATTTAGAGTCTGCATGCTGGCTTGGCATGGCAAAAGCCCTGAGTTAATAGCTCGGGGCTTTTTCGTTTGCGAAATAGCACCACAAATCACTCTAAATATTTAAGGCTCGCTTCGGCGGGCCTTTTTCGTATTAGGCCACAGGCAATCAATCACAGATGAACCCTAGCATTCTTTGCCTTGCTGGCCTTTCCTAACTACACCACAGCCGACCACGGTCGGAGAGCTCAATATGGCAATGGAGTTTCTTACCAAAGAGTTTTTTATCGGCGCTGGTAGCTCTGTTGCCACAGCTCTGGCTGGCGCGATGGCGTTCAGTCGTTATTGGGTTAGCAACAGAGCCCGGAACGCTAACGACACACAACAAATCGACATGCTTGACAGGCAAGAGCGCGGTCTCGACAGGCTCGAAAGAGAGAATCAGGAGCTGCGTAAGCTCTTGCGTGAGCGGGATGAAGAGATACGCAAGTATTTTGAAGAGTTAGCCCGCTCCAACGCTCGCCTTGAAGTCATCGAAAATCAGCTTTCCTTCGTCAAGCAACAGAATGACCGCCTCACTGAAGAGGTGAAAAACCTAACTGAATCCAATCAAAGCCTGGCGGCGGAAGTCACGCTTTTGCGCGCAGCGCTGGGAGCACAGAAATGACAGGAACAGCTAATCAGATCCCAGAGCAGGATTCTCGAAACCCGCTGAGGCGAAGCCTCCCATGGCTGATAGTGATTGTTACTGCCGTCGGCATTTTCTTTGGTGGGGTTACATCGGGTTATTTCATGTTTCGCGCAGAGAGTTTGCAGCGAACAGAAAAACGCGACCGCACAGTAAACGAAATCAAACAGAAGCTCGACAGCCTTCCACAGCAGACCGCAGATAAGACGGCGGACAAGGTGAAGCAGGTAGTACAGGAGGATGAAGATAAATGAACCAGATTATCCAGATCCTGAACTACGAAGAAGGCTATCGTGAAAAGCCGTACATCGATACTGAGGGATACCCAACAGTAGCATGTGGCATCAAGATTGGCCCGAAAGGTGCCCAGGTCAGTAACTACACGTTCACAGTTCCTCGTGCTGTAGGCGACGTATGGCTTCAGGTATTCGTTGATAACGTTATTAAGGAATGCCGAAACAATCCTGCCATTAACAGCGCACTACAGGCATGCAATCCGGCCCGCGAAGATGTTCTTTACTCCATGGCGTATCAGATGGGCGTTGCCGGTCTCGCGGGGTTCAAAAACACGCTGGCGATGATTGCTAACGGTGATTTCGACGGTGCAGCCTCTGGAATGCTGAACAGCAAATGGGCAAGACAGACCCCAAACCGGGCCCGCCGTCACGCTGACGTTATGCGCACCGGTACTTACGACATCTACAAAGGCATCATCTAATGGACGCGTTCAGCATGCTTCGGGGCGCAAGCGGCAATATCTCTTTTAGCCGCACGCAGGCCGCCATAGCGTTTCTGGTTTGCTGCGGTGTAGTGAGCTGGCAGGCATACAAGGGAACTCTCTCCGATGTCACTTTCGGCCTTTTCTTTGGCTTTGCCACTGCCGGATACATCGGTGCCAAGTCTATTGCCGCCAATAAAGACATCAAAGAGCAGCAAATCGACAAAGGCATTCCGTCGGAGGATAAGCCATGAGCATTGAATTCATCCTTGGCATTGTTGGTGCGGTCGTCATGGCTATTGCCGCGGCTTTTGGCATTGGGCACTCGAAGGGGAAGTCGAAAGCAGAGCAGAAAGCTGTAGAGCGGGAAACCGAGATTAAGCTGGAAGCCGAAAAGGCTGTAGCCAACCGCCAGACCACAACCGCCAAAGAGGCATCTGATGTTAAAGACACTGTTTCCCGCATGCCTGGCAGCGCTGTTGACGACGAGCTGCGCTCAGAGTGGCTCAACAAGAGTTGAAGTGGTCGATACCGCCTGCACATGGGTAAAACCGATCTTGGTAACGGAAGCTGACATCCTCTCCATGGATGATCGCACCAAGCGCGCAATTCTTGCCCACAACAAAAGCTGGAAAGCCAACTGCGGAACGGAAGCCACTAAATGAGCGGTTATTCCATTTACAACATCATCTCCGGCGGCTGTATCGGCGCACTAATCATGACGCTGTTCATGTGGCGGTAGGAGAAAAGGCACAGAGCAGAGCTAACTCGCATCCGCGAGGAGCAAATCAAATCTCAGCAGCAGGTTATCGCCGAGATTAAGTCCATTTACCGCAATGCCAAAGGGTAGCTGGACAACCCCCAAGAAGATTCACCATCAGCAACAAAGCAATATCGGCCTCGCTAATGCGGGGCTTTTTTATGTCCGCAGTAAAACGCGCGTCGCAGCGCATAACATTCCCGAGTCTTTCAGAAAGCTGAGCCTGAGAACTGCCGTATATGGTGGCGACCATCTCGGGGCGGCTTTTCTGTGCGAACAGGCTCAACTTTCTAAAAGGTAATCGCTATGAAAAGCATCACGTTATTCAATGAACCAGTAAGAGTGAATGATGATGGGCTGGTATGTCTTACCGATATCTGGAAGGTTGCAAGAGATCGCGCTAACAAAGGTGACGCAGCCTTTCTTGGCGGGAGAGCAATAGACAGCATCAGGCCGGCAAACTTTCTCCAGGCTGACGGCGTGCAAGCATTTATCAATGAGTTAGCCAAATGTAGCCCCGGCATACATTTAGAATCTACCCGTGGTAATGGCGGTGGAACCTTTGCAAACCGTTTCATTGCCTACAAGTACGCATCGTACATTGACCCTGCATTCGAAGTGGGAGTCTATACGGTTCTGGATGATTTCTTTACTGGTGAACTTCAACGTCGCAACAGCCTGAGCGCTCAGCTCAACATGAAGTGCCATGAGTTTGACCAGAAGAAAGACATGGCAAGTTACTGTGGGTCTGGTCTGGCAAGTTGGCGATATACGAAGCCGGCTCTGCTGTCTGAAATTAACGCACTGGCCAGTCAACTTCAGATAACCATACCCGGGCTTCCCAAATGACGAAAAATGAAAAGCAGCAACTCGAAACCATATGCCGATATCTTAAAGATGGTTTTAAAGACCTCAGCTGCGGTCGCATTTCCTACGGCGTCTCTAGCGTTGAGAAAGCAGAGCTACTTCTTGACGTTCTTCTGGCATCAGAAGATGCGAAACGCAACAAAAAGAGGTGAGAGCCTCTTTCACAACGGCTTTCATCACAAGGCGCATTTGCGAGTGCGCCTGATGATGGACTTCAAATTAGCTTAGCCTTTGACGCAGCTTGAATAAGTTCGTTCATGAAATGTTCCTCGACATTCCTGGCATGCGCCCAGCTAACATCAGGCAATCTGCCGGGTGACTCATAGTTAACAATTGCGTCTTCATTGACGTAAAGATTATGGAAAGGTAGCTGTTTTCCATTCTTTTCGACGAAGAACGTCACTTGGCTTAGGGTTTTGCCTTCATTAAAAATGATTTTCGTTTCGCTAAAGCATGAAAACTTGCAATGAGGGATTGTTATCTCAAGATTTTCATTTTCATATTTGAAAGTAATTAGAGAATGCTTTGTGCGCGACTTATCCCAGTAATCGCAAACCCCTTTTAAAATCAAATCGGTTTGGTAAAGCAAGTCGTCGCCATGCTTGGAAAGCAGCCCAGATAATCCACTAAATGTTAACTCACTCATTGAATCTCCTTAGGTAGATATATGGCACTCACCGACAAACAAGAAATGTTCTGTCGCGAGTACCTCATCGATTTGAACGCTACGCAAGCGGCTATTCGGGCGGGGTACAGCGAAAAGACCGCCAATGAACAAGGCTCGCAAAACTTAGCGAAACTTAACATCCAGTCCAGAATCTCCGAACTTAAAGCAGAGCGCAATGATCGGGTCGAGGTTGATGCTGATTATGTGCTGAAACGCTTGTTTGATATCGACCAGATGGACGTTGCTGACATCCTACTGGCTAACGGGGAAATCAAGCCGATTAAGGACTGGCCGAAAGTATGGCGAACAACCCTTTCGGGAATTGACGTCATCGAGATGGCTGCCGCGGATAGTGCTGCATTACTGAAGAAGATTAAGTGGCCTGACAAGGTTAAGAACCTCGAGCTTCTCGGCAAACACATTAGCGTGATGGCTTTCAAAGAGCAGGCCGCTCACGAGCATACCGGTAAGAACGGCGGCCCGATTGAAGTGGCCGCGCTAACGAAAGATGAATACAAAGCTGCCCGGCGGGAGATGTTGGAGGATGACGACTGCTGAGCAAAAGAACTATGCACGCCGGATAGAGTGCGAAGAGGACGGGCTTTACTTTGCCCGCTACTTCTTCAAGCAGCGGACTGGCGGGAAGATGATAGTGGCACCTCATCACAAGGTTATTCAGCAAACGCTGGACAGAGTGATAGACGGCGAGATTAACCGGCTGATCATCAACGTTCCACCCGGCTACACGAAAACAGAGCTGGCAACCATCAACATGATGGGCCGTGGTCTGGCGCTGAATAAGCGCGCCCGTTTTATGCACCTGTCCTACTCGCACAACCTCGCACTTCTGAACTCATCCACTGCCCGCAGCATGATTAAGTCGCAATCCTATCAAGCCATGTGGCCGATGGAGCTGCGCGACGATGCAGACAGTAAGGCGATGTGGTGGACCGAGTATGGTGGCGGCGTATATGCCTCATCGTCAGCAGGACAGGTAACGGGCTTCCGTGCCGGGCATATGGAGCCAGGCTGGCAGGGCGCGCTAATTATCGATGACCCCGTTAAGCCGGATGACGCCTATTCCGAAACGGTTCGTGACGGCGTAAACAGCCGCTTCAACGAGACGATTAAATCTCGTCTGGCTATCGAAACCACGCCGATGATTGTCATCATGCAGCGCATCCACTATCACGACCTTAGCGGGTATCTGTTGCGCGGAGGCAGTGGTGAAATGTGGCACCACCTGAATCTGCCGGTAATCATCGACAATAGCCGCTCCTATCAGGAGCAGTACCCGGACAACAGTCACGCCATACCGATTGAGCACGGTTTGCCTGATGGTTGGCTATGGCCGTTCAAGCACAATGAGAGCCATCGCACTGCGCTTTTTTCTCATCGTCGCACAGCCGAAGCTCAGTACATGCAGAACCCTCGCAGGTTCAACGCAGAAGGCGCGCTGTGGACTGAGCAGATGATTGCAGCAGCACGCGCCCTGAACATCACCGAACAGCTATCCAGAACGGTTATCGCTATCGACCCGCAGGCAACAAACAGCGAAGAGAGCGATGAAACGGGGATTGTGGCCGCAAGCTCATACGGTGCAGGCGATAAGCGACAGTATTCAGCCGACGGTGACTACAGCGGCAAATACTCCCCTAATGGTTGGGCGACGCGAGCAATGGATGCTTACAAACAGCATGACGCCGATGCGATTGTGATTGAAACCAACCAGGGCGGTGACATGGCAGAGGACACGCTCCGCAATGCCGGGTTCAAAGACCGGATTATCCGCGTCCATGCGAGCAAGGGTAAGTTCGCGCGAGCTGAGCCAATATCCGCTTTGTATGCACAGGGTCGCGTAGCCCATCGCGGTAATCTCTATCAACTGGAAAACCAGCAGATGGAGTACGTGCCAACCACCTCCAAAAAGTCACCCGACCGTCTCGATGCGCTGGTATGGGCGATGACCGAATTAAGCGGCCAGTCTAAAGGCGCAATCTTCTTCTAAGGAGCTCATCAGTGAGTGAACAACAAGGCGAGGTTTCATTCCTCGTGAACGCCCTTGCTGATGCGATAGGGCGGCAACGAATGCTGTACGCCAATGGACAGAACGGCAACACCAAGCGCACCAAGCTGTGGGATGAGTTCGGATATCCGAGCGAGGTAGGTTTCGACCAGTACTATCGTGCTTATGAGCGTAATGCTGTAGCTCATGCAGCGGTGCATAAGCTTCTGGAATCCTGCTGGGTCGATAATCCCACCATCATCGACGGCGAAGAGAAGGATGAGTCTGGCGAGACCACTGAATGGGAGCGCACCGTTGAGAAGCTTCTCAAGCGCCATTGGGCGAAGCTGAAAGACGCAGACCGCCGTAATCTCGTGGGGCGCTACTCAGCCCTGTTAATTCAGGTTAAGGATGGCCGCGAATGGAAAGAGCCAATCAATGATGCCTACATCAGGTCTCTTGGCACCGAACGCCTCAAGGCAATTGTTAAGCTTATCCCTGCATGGGAAGCGCAGATTAAACCAGGTAATTTCGACACAGATACAATGTCGGAAACCTACGGCCAGCCCGTGATGTACAACTTCAATGAGCAGCCAGTCGGCGATGATGGCACTTATGGGCCCGTGCGTAGCGTTCAGGTTCACCCGAGCCGCGTCATCATCCTGTGCGAAGGCGCTGAAGACGAGAATATGCTCTCCGGCATCCCGCTGTTGCGCGCCGGGTACAACAAGCTGCTGGACATTGAGAAAACGTCAGGTGGTAGCGCTGAAGGCTTCCTGAAGAACGCAAGTCGCCAGCTTGGGATTGCGTTCGACAAAGACACAGACATGCAAAACCTTCAAGCGCAGGCAGAGAAGGCAGGTTTTAAAGACCTCGGCGAAGCGTTGAATGACAAGATTTCCAGAATGAACCGCGGTACGGATTCGGCACTGGTCATGCAGGCTGGCGCGCCGTCGGTGCTGTCAGTCGCAGCTGCCGACCCGACACCCACATGGAATGTGGCTGCCAATGAGTTCTCCGCGACGATTCAGTGTCCGTTCACCATTCTCTTTGGTCAGCAGACCGGGCGTCTGGCGTCAGATGAGGACAAGACAGACTGGGCTAAGCGCTGCAATGGTCGCCGCTGGGGCTTCATGTCTGACTTCATCACCCGCGTCATTGAGCGCTTCTGGCAGATTGGCGTCATCGACCCGCCGAAGTCTGGCGAGGTTACGCTCGCATGGTCTGACTTACTCGCACCGAGTGAGAAAGAGAAGATAGCAAATATGCAGGCGATGGCAGCCGTGGCTAAAGACACTCAGTCTGCATTCGGTACTCCAGCGATAACGGAGAACGAGATTCGCGCCGTCGGTGAGCTTGAGCCAATCAGTGAACCAGAAGAGCCTTCCGGAGCCGCAACAACAGACCCGCTGACAGGTGACCCAATTGAACAGCCGACAACGACCGGGAAGCCCGATAATTCCGCGCAATAAAGCCGACCCCACTCAGTCCTACCGACCGGTTAACCGGATGTTCCGGGATATAGAGAATCGCTATTACCAGATAAAGCTCGACCTGAAGCAGTTGCTTGATGCGTATCTTGTTGGCAGGGAGCGTAATGGCAATTCACTGTACGGCTATATCCTGGCGAGAGAAGGCAGTAAGCCGGACACGCTCTACCAGGTGAATGCGGGCACATTCATCTATGACATGTCTCCACAGCAACTGTCTGACCTGTTGCTGCGCGTAGAAACGATTCTGGACGACTATCTTCTCGAAGGTGGGAGCAACAACCTTTGGGCGCTCCAGTACGTTTCTGATGAGTATCAGCGTGGCACATTGCAGGCATTCACGAATCTGTCAGCACAGTCAGTAATCTATGAGCAGTCAACGACGCTCCAGCAGTTGCTAAGCAGCCCGGCGTATCAAAACCAGGTTGCAGCGGCCTATATCTCCACTTACAGCGAATGGCGGGGAATAACTGATGCTGCCCGTGCTGACCTGTCGAACATCGTCGCTGATGCGATAGGCCGGGGCGTTAACCCGCGAGAAACAGCCAGCCTGATTAGCAAGCGCCTGGATATTTCGATGGGGCGAGCCAAGACGATAGCTCAGACTGAGCAGGTCGGCGCGCTGCGCGAGGCTCAATGGAATGAAACAGAATGGTCGGCGGAGCGGCTTGGACTGAAAACAGGCCTGCTTCATCTGTCTGCATTAAAACCAACAACCCGACAAACCCACGCTTTCTGGCATGGCAAGGTCAGAACTGTTGCAGAGGTGAGGGAGTGGTACAGCATAAACGGCAACCGATATCATTGCTACTGCAGCCAGATTCCGGTGCTGCTGAATGAGGATGGCAGCCTGTTTAATACGGGTCTTGCTGAGAAGCTCAAAAAGGAGAGGGTGGCTTGGTTAAGTTAAATAAGGTTGTTAAATTAAAAACCAACCCACTCTGTTTATGCTAGGGAAAAGAATGAGTCTCCTTGAAAGGCTAAAAAACCCTGAGAAGTACAAAGACACATCAAAAAAGAAACCGCCACTGGAAACTGATTTTAGTAACGGTGAGGAGTCTGATGCATGGTTCGTCGCATGGGAAGTGTTCCATCTAAACCTTCAATATCCACATGGTCGCATTCTCCAGAGCGTCGGAAGCGATATTTTTACTTTCCCTAAGAACATGGCGCCAAAAGATATTTTACAGGATGTGAAGATCAGTCTTAGTAAGCACCTAGGGCTGAAAGATATTTCAAGCATGGAGCTGGAAGATGGAATGTTGATAAAGAAGATTGTTCCCAGTTCAAATCTCCATATAACGCAATTTCAAAAGGTTTGACCCGCTTCGGCGGGTTTTTTATTGCCTGAAATCCACCAATGAGGACGCGATGTGGCAATTAGCATATGACCATAATTTCCCGATCCGAGGTTGGGTTTACTCTAAGCCTCATCAGATGCGATGGGATAATGGAAGCGTTGAGGATGTGCGCTTATGCCATTTCTTCGCTGCCAAACCGACCAAGAAGCAACTCCGCCAGGCGCGCAAAAACAAAATTCATTAAGAGGAAGCAACGTGAAGCTATCCAGCATCCACGTTAAATCCTTAGCCATCAACTCTTCAAACATCTCAACTGAAACCATCGACGGTGACGAGCATATCGTCATTCGTGGCGTCGTGCCTGTCGTGGATGACGTTGTCATGAATGGCGGGTTGTATCCGGCTGAGGAGATTAACAAGAGCTTTAAAACGCTCGAAGGAAATCCCATGCCTTTCGGGCATCCGAAGATTGGCAACGAGCACGTCAGCGCCACCAACCCGCGAGCGGTTAACCAGTTCCACGTCGGCGCATGGGCTGAAAACGTCCGTAAAGACGGCGATCGCGTCGTCATGGACATGAAGGTCAACAAGCGCATCGCGCAGTCCAGCGAGAAGGGCAAGCGCCTTATCGAGCGGCTTGATGAGCTTCAGGCCAACTCAAACGCTGAGCCGATTCACGTATCTACCGGGCTCCTGCTGCGCCGCGAGCAGAACAGCGGCAAGTCGAAGGGTAAAAGCTACTCATGGGTCGCTCGCAATATGCAGTTTGACCACGTAGCCATTCTTCTCGATGAGCCGGGAGCCGCAACCCCTGAAGAAGGCGTCGGCATCTTCGTTAACGCAGACAACTCCCAACAGGAAGTAAGCGTAGAAAACGCAGACCTCGCGCAGGCATCGAACTGCACCAGGGAAGGTCTGCTTAACAAGACCAAATTCTTCTTTACCAATGCATCCAATTTCTCATTCGACGATATCCAGCGGGCTATTAGCGACAAGCTCCGTGAGGGTCGTGACAACGACGATTGGGTATGGCCGGAAAGCGTATGGCCGGACTCCTTCGTTTATCGGGATGCAGATAAATATTTCAAACAGAAGTACCTCATCGACGATGACGGCAAGGCTCAATTCGTCGGCGAACCTGTAGAAGTCGTGCGCAAACCACCTGAGTACGAAATTAAAACCAACGGAGAAAGAGATCCGATGAAAGACATGAT